GCCCATACTACCACGGATGGGCCCCGGCCCATGGTAGGGTGTTTGTTTCGTCTGCTAAAAAGAGAGTATTTTTAGTTGTTTTTATCTTATGTATTAGCAGGACACGGGGATCTTACCCCGTGGTGGCCCAACGATGGCCGGTTACGCCGCATAGTCTGTGAACGAGTGGCCAGGTAACTCTCCAGCAAAGAAAGTTCCGATGCGGTCGCAATCCTCACGCTGACACCCAGTAACCCCGTAGTCAACCTCCAACATGCGCGTAAGCGCATAGTCGGAGAGTGACGTACCGGGCGGCTGGGCGATGATCTTGCGTGCAAGCTCATCGAGGTCGTCGTGCGTGATGCCGTACCTGGCACACATCGCGTCGTCTATGGGCGAGTGTGTGGTCGCGTCGCGTTCCGCAGCAACCAGGCCTATGGCTTCACCGGCGTGGTCATACTGCGATCGCTGACTCGCAGGGCCCGCGACCAGGCGCTGCGAGTATCCCCAAAGCGTCTCGTCTTCGGGTGCATCCGGGTCGTTGTAACGCTCTCGAAGCGCCCGGATGACTGTGGAGGGGGGTTCGTGCACCAATCCCTTGACTATCATGGATCCGATGCGGTGCAGCATGAGCCCGGGGTCGCGCATCCTGTGTGCGCGCTCCTCTTCGGTCCATCCTAGGCGCGTGGCTGTGACGCCGCCATGCATGCGACCAAAGGACCGGAGGACGGCTGCGGGTTGCAGGTACGCGAGGTGCAACTCCGGCACATAGGAGTGCTTAAGAAACTCCATGCGTGCTGGGAGGATGCCGCCGCTATCGCAGCACTCCGTGAGCGTCAGCTTGTACCCGCACGCTGTTGCGGCATCGCGGATGAACTCCTCCATCAACCCTGCAGCGCCCAGCTCGGTTCGGCGGTGATCCAGCGACGCGGCGATGGCCCCCACCAAACCTGCAGATGCAAGGGTGTTGACCACCGTCGTGTTGACTGATCCGGAGTACTGCACCACGTTCCCCTTCCCGTCTGGGTACACTTGGAACATCTCGCCTGGGTCAGCAGGGTTCACCACCTCAGCTGGGGCCCGACACTGATTTATCAGACCAGTTGCGAGGTGTGGGCAGAACCGGGCATACGCCCCCCACAGCACAGAGTGTATGAAGGAGCGGTTGCTACGGTCGCACCCCGAGATGTCGCTGTTGAAGACCGCGGCATGGCCGCCGATGTTGACGCCCAGCAACTTGTCATCGCTGTGCACCAACGCGCAGACGGTGTCCACTTCTCCCGCAGCACGGAGGACGGCACGCATGAGGTCAGCGAGTTCCCGCTTGTCGGGCTTCAAAGCCACGAAAAGGTGGACGTTGACCTTCCCCACCATCCAGTGGTGGTGCCCATCGATGCAGGCCTTGACGTACATCGGAAGAGGGGAGGCATACTCGCTCCCGGCCTTCAAGTCCGCGGTGATGCGGGTAACCTTCCCAAACTTCGCTGGCTCATTGGGCTTGAGTTTCAGCCCAACCCTGCGGGTTATGTAGTCATCGTGCACATGCATCTTCTGCGCGAACACCATTGCCAGCTTGAGCTTTAGCTTCTCGTGCTCCACGCCGGCAACCAGAGTCCTCCACCGTGCTAAGGACTCGTTGTGGGGTCCGAGCCCCAGGACGTGGGCGTACACCCACTGCTCCGCACTGTACTTAGCCAAGTTCAGCTCAGCACCGAAGGCACACTTCTGTGTGCCCACGCGGTCGTAAAGCTTGCGCATGGTGTTAGGGCCTACAGGGCGGAGGATCACCCCAAGAGCTTGGTGGAAGCCATACTCTGCTGGCCCGCATTCTCGCGCCAGACGGCGGGGGGTGGTTCTCCATGTGCGCCAGATGTACGGGGGTCGAGAAGGGTTTGCGTCTGGCCACTTGAGCTCGCGGCAGGCAGACTCCAACTCAGACGTCAGAGACGGAAAAGGACGGAGGTCCGCAGGCTGGAAGGGTTGAAGGGGCTGATCCAAGATGGCGTTGGGGTTGCCGCCCCAAAGCCGTCCCCTGTCCCGCTCGGCCCACTGCGCGAGAGCCCAGAGGCGTGCCTCAGCCCTCTCGAGTACATCTTCATCGTCCCGCGCAGCCAGCGTCCGTTGCAAAGCCGAATACATGTCCAGAGTGTTGGTCTTGTACCGGACAAACTGCTGCCCGCCCCCGCGCAGCTCTACGAAGCGGCGGCCCTCCTTCGGGTCGCGGCTGGGCTCCCCCCAAGTGCGGAAACATGGTAGAGACCGTGTGAGAGCCCCGTCTGGATCAAAAGGGATGCCGTCACGCTGTGCTTCAAGGGCTTGGGGCGGTAGTGCTTCACCCACAGCGGTGTCGATACAACCCCGGAAGCCGAAGAATCGGGCTCGGTCCCGCAGGACATACGGGACGACAAGGGGGTCTGCCAACGGGTCGATCTTGGATGAAGACGGGCGCAAGTTCCCAGCATGATGCAGCGCCATCACTTCCGGGGGACCCGAGGCCGTAACCTCGTCGGGGAGGAGCACCCGCTTGCTTCGACCCATGACCCGCAAGCCCAGCGACTCTTCGGCATACGCGGCGGTGTCCCGGGCTAGAGCACTCCAGCCGGGCAGTGTGACAGGGTAGTGCCGGTACATGTATGCGCTTGCTGCAGCCCCGACAGTGCAATCTAGCTTGGCACTGCTGTGCTGATGCACCACGCGACGCAGCCAGGGCGTGCAGATCTCGACCTGCACGCCACTGCTCCGGTGCGCCCAACTGGGCGATGTATACGCGCGTTGCAAAAAACCGCGTGCAGCAGACTGCGCCCGACTGAATGGGGTCAGCAAAACCCATCCATCCCCTGAATCCTCAACCCCGTGCGGCAGATAGGTCTGCGCCGGGATAGCCGGAACCAACCGGCCGTCATCCAGCCGAGCAGTGCGGAACGCAATGCCTGGATAGGCCGGCATACCGTACGGCTCACCTGGGACCAGTGTTCCGACATGCTGTATCCCACGTTTGTGGTCACACCAGACCACACGAGGCTGCAGGCTGGCAGGGTGGCACTCGGTTGAACGCCTCGTGCCAACCCCCAGCACTGCGCCGCCTCCATCAGAGATCGGAGCTTCAGAGGGTAAGCCCCTGTCCTCAGGGTGGAACACCAGCAGCGTTACCTCGTAACGCCCCCGGCCCACGTTCCAGATGGCCTCATCCCAGAGGTCTGGGTCACGGCCCTCCTCTCCGGGGTGATCGAACCGACAGTTGCGGTTCTGGCAGAGTCCGGCAGGATCGCGCAAAGCATGGGCGCAGAAAGAGGGTGCAGCCGAAGGCTGCCCCGCACATGGGTCTCCGTCAGGGGGCGGTTTCTCTGTAGGTGGCTCGGGGTCCCGGCGCACCTTGCTCTTTCCACCTGCGCCATGTCCCCTGGTGCGTTCCGTCCACCCATGTCGGTCACCCCCAGCATTCCCCCGGTTGCCCTTGTGAAGGTGGTCACGGTCACCCCCACGCTCCCCCTTTCCCACATCATCCCCCTCCGTTATCTCGCCATGCGAAGAAGCGAGTGCGGAGTCCCGCGGGCTGGAGCTGCGGCCGGTGAGAAACTCAACCGGCTGCCAGCGGGGCGTACACCCCGGGGGTGCAGGGAGGGTGACATCTGACCGTGTGCTACCGTGCGCTATGCTAACTGTGGGGCTGCTGCGCAGCGCCTCTTCAATAGCAGCGGTCCGCGCCGACGCTGTTGAATCCAAAATGGCGCTGATGTCAGCAAGGTAAGAAGCATGCGCACGAATAACACGTTGCGACTCGGAGATGTCGATGTCTTCCAGCTGCGCATTGAGCCGCGCGAGTGTACGCTGCATGCGCATCTCCCGGGAGTCCCGCTGCTGATGTTCTAGGCGGAGGCGATGCGCTTCCATGCGCTGACGGCGCAGTTCTGCCTGGCGTTCCATGCGGCGGTGGTGGGCATCACGCCGCTCTTCATCGGTGAGTACGTCATCGGACATGGTCCAAGAGCCATGGCTTCCGTTCAGTCCGACGTGCCGGACGGAGAGAAACCAGAGCAGAGGTAAGGAAACGCAACACGCCGCGAGTAGGCAAATCCCTATCCGAGGCATAGTTGCGCGCGGTGCAGACACGGATGGCCAGCCCTCCCCCATATAGGCGGTGGGCTCGACCCATCCTGTCTCGGTGAGTTCTCCGTGGCTGGCCCCTCCCATGAAGGCGGCCACCACGTTGTGCTTCGTACAGCTCCCTCGCGTTCGGAGGCTGCGTGTTCGGGCACCCTGACGATGCTTCCGGTTCGAGCAAGCACGCGACTTGCTTCGATTGCAGTGCCGGGGTACTAAACGTCCCCGGCCGCGCCGTCAGAGATTAACACCATAACTACCGCCAAGCAGTAGCGTGCGGCAAAAGATCTCCACACGTTGCGTGGTCGACGGGAGTGTGCCGCTGGACAGGGTTACAGTGGGGGTGTAACCCATGTCTGCCGAGGTGCGTATCGTAATGGTGCGCGAACACGCCGTGATGCCCGTAGCGCCAGCCAGCGGCGAGACCTCGTCGCCGCTGGCAGTACCAGCCTGCATCATCAACGTGACGTAGTTGGCACCACCGAGCGAGGGGTACGCGATCGTAGCGCCAGTGGTACCTGCCCACCGTATGGTGATGAGTATGACAGTGCCCTCACCAACACCAGGGAACGTCAACGATGTCCCGCTGCACGCAGCCTGTGACAGCACTCCAGTGCACACGCCCGTCTTACTCGAACCCATGACCTCAGTTGTTGAGTCACCCAATGGGGCCGCGTTCGTGTAAGTGGTGCGCGAGAAGTGGGCATACCCGTCGACGACAGATGACGCACGGCTACGACCCACACACCAGTGTGCTGCGAGCCGCAGCGTGCCGATGTCCGCACTTGCCCCGATGGCAGGAGCCGGTTCGACCCCGACGTAGATCACTCCGCAGTCATACGCGCTCGGCACCCCGGATGTGCTCGTCTGAGACTTGTCGGCACCCCAAATATAGTAGTTGGGACGCGACCATACCTTAGGCGAGCACTCAACGAAGAAATTGGCGCTCTGGTTGATCACCGTCTGGAAGTACCCCTCCCGGAGGGACATCTCCTTCAGGCTTGTCGGGGCGGGGCTCGAAGAGTCTGGGTCAAAGCAAAAACCCAGGTTCCCTAGACTGCCACTAGCAAGTGGACCGTACGAGGTCAGGAACTCAAGCATGAGCCCGCGAACCTTGTACAGCTCGAATCCAAGGGTCTTGCTGAAGGCCTGCGGACACAAGTTCTGGTTCCCGGGGTTGATGACCAGCTTCAAGGTGAAGAAGGTCCCGCTGGTCTGCGTCTGCACCGTAGTGACAAAGTCACTGCTGAAGACATCCGAGCATATCTCTCCGGCAAACTCAACGGCCGCTGGGGGGCACGAACCCGTCAACAGCGAGTTGGTTTTCACGCTGTTCTTCATGGTGCTCTTGGGGCCCGACCCCCACTTGCCATCGTACTTGCCCCACCCAAGGGCTCGGTACACGGCATCAACTGCGTTCCCTCCGATGCGGTGTCCGGCGCGCGCAAGGAGGGGAGCAGCCTGCGGTATGCCAAGTGCAGCTGCGAGAGGCCGGGATCCGCCTTCGGCAGCACCCTTGATGACATCCTTGGCGATCTGCTTGGCCTTCTGGTGCTTCTTCTGGCCATTCCCCTTGACGTCGTCGGTGTTGGTGGCGGACCCGTTACTGCCATTGAGGGCCGCATCGCGCACACGCACCCCCCACGAAACCACCTTGTGGGGTAGGTGGTCAATGTGCGCGTCGTACAAAGCCGGCTCAGCGGTAGCCAAAGTGCGGAGGATGGCCAGGCGCAAACGTCCAACCCGTTGGTTTGCCAGGGTCAGCGAGGTACAACCCACAGGCGCACCAGCGACAGTGTCCATGAGATGGAGGAGGGTGGGGAGCGACATCTGGCTGTACCGCACAAGCCAAGGCTTCCGTGACGTCAGCTCCCTCATGGCCTCAGCGTCCGCGTGAGTCAAGTACTCTGTAATAGTCCATGAACTCGCGTTAGGCGCGGAGCGCCGGAGGACAACGGCCGGGGCCTCAGCGTACGTCTGCACAAAGTGCTTCTCGTGTGGCTTCCACGGTCCGGCCGCTATGGCGCAGACCGCGTCGTACGGCAGGGTCACCCCGGAGGTCCAGACCACACGCGCACGCCCGCGCGCCGTGTTGATCTCCTTGGGTTCCGCCCCGAAGAGCTCACTGATTGCCATGACGGCCGCCGGGACCAAGGGGGGTGCAGCTCCCCCCTCAGGCATGACCTGGCCCAAGGGATCGTCGACCACGACGTCGTCAACCTGCAACGAGATGACTCGGGTGGGAAGGATGGTCAATTCCTCCACGCGCGGGGTCTGATCGTCGGTAAGCGAGTCGTGGCTGGGTATGGTGTACACGTCATCACTATTCGTCCACGATCCATTGTTCCCATTGAGCGTGCTACGCACATCGTGACCGTAGGCCGGTGCATAGGTTTGCTGTCGCTGGACGGGAGGTGGCCCCTGCCAAGGGCCCAACCCGCCCTTGGACTGCACAAGCTCAGGGAAGAGGCGGGCACACACGTCCGCATGCGCCCGGCGACACCGTGCCTCAAAGCCAACGGCAATCTCCGGACGCCGCCGCCTCTTGTGCGCCCAGTAGCCTGGTACAAAGTGGGACCGGGCACCCGCCTTAGGCAGGTACCGTCCGTACCCCACGGCCTCAAGCTGATGACGGAGCGAGTTGATGGCGGCCCGCGTCGCCTCTATCTCCCTCCGGCACACCTCGATGGTGTGCACGTAGCCCGCGACCTGTGACAGAGGTACACAGGGCTCCCTGGCGGTTACCACCTGCACCCTAGCCCGCTTCGAGGCGGGGGGTGCGCCACCAGGGTCTGACAAGTTGATTACGCAGTGGTCAGTCTGCGCCGGAAGCGAGTAAACACCCGCCCCGGATTCCACGCAAGCACGTGTGGACACCACGTGCTCACTGCCCGTAATACCCCGGGTAGGGCCCCATGAAATGGGAGTGCTTTGTAGGTGCACTTGGACCGGGATCTGACTCGTAAATGTGCCGGTGGTTCGGTCTTGGTCGAAAAGATTGGTCATTGTGGAAAATGTCCGTACGAGTGGTCCTGCATGGCCCGGGTTCTCTCGGATTGCTGCTGCAAGCGCAACCTCATTGAGGCTCCAGAGAGTTTTGTTTCCCCTTCATGCCGAAACACAAGGTGGTCTGTCCCACCGTCAGCGATTCACGCATTTAGCTGTCTCTCCAGCTGTCAGGTTCTTACACCTCGTAGTAGCATGTTAGCTACATACCGCGTAAGGACGCGGGGCCACTCATAGAGTCCGAGGACTATAGCACAGGGGAAATGTACAGGGTGGCTGGCGCTACGTGCAGTCATACGACATGGGCTCTTCTCCAAATTAATGGTCAGTGATGCCCTTCAACCTTGCGCCTTCAATTAGTGCAGCGACAGGACCGGTTACCATCCTGCCGGGGCCAACGAGTGGCCCGACACGCCTCGGAACGGAGTCCCGAGGCTCAACGCTCATG